CACCAGTCTTAGCTAACTCAGTATTCTTAGTAGGTCTAAGAACACCAACACCAAACATATCAGATTGCATAATAAACACATCACGACTTCTGTTCTCACGAGTCGGAACAAAATCAACTGTTCCCCAAGGAGTAACGTACACGTCTACTGCATTTACAACAGCATTAGTACCACCAACAGCCGCACCAATTGTAGAGCGTTGGTTGTTCATACCAGTAAATCCTAGTGCTTTGTTCATTTGGAACGCACTTAGATATACAGTATCAGGCTTACCACCTGCTTCCCAAATAGCCTGCATAACAGTATCGAAGTCTGCTTGAGTAAAGACAGTAGCTGTGCCATCTGTACGTGCTGTTGCACCCGGTACTGCACCTGTAGGAGCAGCGCCACCTGTACCAACGTTAGCAACGTTAGTCTTTAGGTATGCAGGAACACCTGCTAGTTCACGTGCTGTAGTAGCATTACCTGCGACATAAGCGTTGTTATCAAACAATGCCTTCTCAATGTCTAGCTTTTGCTCTTTAGCAATCTTTAACACTTGGTATGCCATCTCAGCCGCACGACCTGCTTTATCAAGTCCTTCGTCTGTGTCAGGAATAACAACAGCGTTTTTAAAGATTTGTGTGTAATTACCTAAACGAGTAGTAGCAACTCTTGCTTCACCCGTAGTGTCATCACCTTCAATATGAGCATTGGCGGCTGATGAACGTAGTGCATCTGTCTGCCACTCATGGTAAGTGTTACTTGCTTTAACTTTTTTAAGCGATGAGTAGAAAGGAGTTTCTTCAGGAGAGATGTCATAAATAACGTTCTCTAAGTCCTCACGAATACCTTTTACGTCATAGCTGTCGAAAGTATTACTTGGCTGTGCCATAATATTTCTCCATTAACTATTTAAAATTAAGCCAAGAGCATCATCAATGCTACCTGACTCCCTAAGTTTTGCCTTTTGGCGAGAACGAATTTTTGCATTTGGAGTTGCTATTTTCTTAGCACCCGGTTTTACTACAGGTGTTGCAGACTTAGTTTTAACCTTAGCCTTTGACTTGCCTGAAATAATATCCTGATACTTCATAGCATCGTGTAATACCTTTATAGCTCGATAGTCAGATATTTGAGAAATTTCCTCAGTTGTGTAACCATACTGAGATTTCCCTGTATTGACTAACTGCTCCCTTAATTTACTGGCTTTTGTAGAGTCAGCGAAATCAGGAATTTCTTTTTGTAGGATTTGCATCTGCTCTTGTAGATAAGCTTGTTTAGCGTTCTGTTGGGCAACACTATTTTGCTGTGATGCCTGTGCGAGTTGTGCCATTTGCCTATCGTAGTTCGCCTTTTGTTCCTCATACTCAAGATTTTTTTGCATGTACCCGATAGGGTCTGCATCAAATTCTGCTTTCGTAGGTTTTATTGGCTCAGGTGTAAATCCTCCATTTTGGAGTTGTTGGTATAATTCAGCCATTTGCTGTCTTTCGTTATTCAAGGCTGTGTAGACTGCTTCAGCTTCTTTTTTAGCCGCCGCAACCTCTTGCATGCCTTGTTGGACGTACTTCTGTCCACTATAGCCTTGCTTTAAGTCTTCTAAGGTTACCTCAGATTCCTGTCCATTTACTTTTACAGTATAACGTTCAGGTTCTACAGGGTCTTCAAGACTGGCATCATCTATTGGGTCTTCGTCATCCTCATAGTCCGAAGCTTCAATTTCTTCAGCTTCTTCTGTTACTTCTTCTTCAACTTCATCAGCAACTTCAGCCTCAGCAGATATTTCTTCTGTTTCCTGAGATTCTTCTATTACTTCTTCTGTTGTCTCTTCTACTGGCTCAATAATGCTACTTACAGCACTATCTATGTCAGTTATTGGGGTTTCAGTCTCGTTAGCCAAGGTACTGTCTCCTATTTAAGTTTGCGATTGTACATTGCTTCATCCGTTTTTACGGAGTCGAAATAATCATCAATCTTTCTAATTGCACATATCATGTTATGTGCCTCCTCTCGCTCATCCGTTGTCGAATCAGCGTTTACAAACACAGCGATTTGCTGTTCTGTAATCTCTTTTAAGGCTAACTGAAACATATCGTCAGCCTGTAATGTCTTCATTCTAGCAGATTTTTCAACAATTGAAAGTTTCTGTGCCACTAAAATCTACCTCCTGTTACTGCTTGTGCAGGTGATGCTTGTGGGTATCGAG